AACTACTCAGTAGACCAGTTAAAGGGACAATTTCAATTAACTCAGGCGCAGTTAAACTACTTAAACTCGGAACTATGAATCCAAAGGAAAAAGCAATAGACCTATTCAATAAATACTTTGACTTAGTAGAAGCGTACAGCGCAGAGCAGCAGCACGAGAATGCACGTTTAGCAGCATTGATAGCTGTTGATTTACTTCTGAGTGAGGTTTATGCTGATGAATACTATACACTAGTTAAACAAGAATTACAAAAGCTATGAAAGACTTAAAAATTAGATGTTCAGCAATAGGTAAGATAATGACTTCCCCTCGTTCAAAAGGGGAGGTTCTATCTGCCACTACAAAGACGTACATTAAAGAGCTGGTACTAGAACACAAATACGGAATAAAGAAAGAAATAAATTCACGTTATTTAGACAAAGGAAACCAAGTTGAAGACATGGCTATTGAATTAGCTGAACAGGCTTTAGATTTAGGTTTCGTGTTTAAGAATGAACTGTTCTTTGAAAACGACCATTTGACTGGTACTCCTGACATAATCACGGACACATTAATTGTAGACGTTAAAAGCAGTTGGAACGGTACGACATTTCCTATGTTTGAAGATGAGTTACCAAACAAAGATTACTACTGGCAGCTTCAGGGTTACATGGATTTGACTGGTAAGCATAACGCTATTGTTGCCTATTGTCTAGTTGATACACCTGAAGACATCGTACTAGACGAAATAAGACGTGTAGCATGGGCAAAGAAAGAACTTGAGCCATCGGAAGAAACGGAACACGATGTACGTTCACAGCATGAGTTTAGCCACATACCAAAAGACAAACGAGTAAAAGCGTTTTTGGTAGAAAAAGACGAACACGCTATATGGCAAATAAAGGAACGAGTAGAGCAATGCAGAGAATATTACACAGAACTATGGAACAAGTAAGCGCAGTAGAATGGCTTGAAAAACAAATAGGAGTTAATAATATGGGTGATTTTTTAAAGGATAAAATCAAACAAGCTAAAGAAATAGAAAAGGCAGAATTAGAAAAACTAAAAGACTTTGACACATGGAAGGAATGGAAAAACGAAACCTTTAAATCAGAATAGAATGGCAAAAGTAACTATTGAATTTGACAGCATCGAAGATAAAGAAGAAATGGAAATGTGTCTTAACGGCATGAAGTGGTATTTATTAGCATGGGAACTAGACCAATATTTGCGTAACAGACTAAAACACGAAAACTTATCTGAAGATGCTTACAAGGCACTAGATGAGACAAGGGACAAGCTGCATGAGTTAAGAAGTGAAGAAGGGTTGAGCTTTGATTAAGGTTATAGCATTAAAAACAGAAAATAATTTAAGGTTAAACGCCGAAAAACCGATTTAGTAATCAAATAAAAACAAATACAAATGGAAAAAGTAAACAAAGGAGCAATCTTTAAAAACAAGCAAAAGACGAATGAGAAACATCCTGACTACAGAGGGAAAATTAATTGGGGTGGTACAGAGATTGAGGTATCAATGTGGGTTAACGAAGCTAAAAGCGGAGAGAAATACTTTGCTGTAAGTCTTCAAGAACCATACAACAAAGACAACGTAACTACAACTCTTAAAAATACATCTGAGAAGCTACAGGATTTAAACGATTTGCCGTTCTGATATGTACATAAAAGACGAACAGTTAAGAAAAGACTTGAGTCTAATACTGCTAACGAAAACACGAAACCAAGTAGTAAAAGACATAAAGTCAACAGGTGTAAAAATGCACCAGTACAACATAGATAGGTTCTTATCTAAAAAACCAGTATCAATTGATACACTCAAAAAGATAGAGCGTTATGTATGCACTGAAATGCAATTAACATACAACCGTTAAACTATATCCCTCGTCATATTGTCGGGGGATTATTTTTTTAATCTATCTTTACACTGTAAACTAAACGCATGAGTAACAATTGGTCAGATATATTATGCAGACACCATAAAGAATGGGTAGACATTGTTCGTTCATTTGGTGAGTCTAACTTTGCTGAAGACATTGTACAGGAAATGTACGTACGTTTCTACGACAGTAACTCAGGAAGCAAGTGCATAACAGAAGCTGGTGAACCTAACCGAGCTTACATTTGGATAAGTTTAAAAAACACTTATCTTACATATGTAAAGCAAAAAAACAAATACTGCAAAGTAGATATTGACGAGATTAGGAATTTATCTTATGAGGAAATTGACCAGCAGAAACACGAATCGTACGACATCCTAACCACTAAAATAAAAAGAGAGATTAACTCATGGCATGAATACGACCAATTGCTGTTTAGTTTATACTCTACCAGCTCTGATTCAATGAGAGACATAAGCAAAGGAGCAAACATTTCACTATCTTCTATATTCAACTCACTTAAAAACTGCAAAACAAGGCTAAAAGAGAACGTAGGAGAGCATTACGAAGACTATCTGAACGAAGACTATCACTTAATAAAATAAAACCAATGGAGAAGAAAAAACGAAAGAGACGTACTAAAGCAGAAGTTCAAGCTGCTCAAGTACAAAAACCCGAATCTCAAGGACTAGGAGACACAGTAGAGAAAGTACTAGAGGCTACAGGAATAGCAAAGGTGGCTAAATGGATTCTAGGAGAGGACTGTGGATGCGATGAGCGTAAAGCAAAGTTAAACGAGTTGTTCCCATACAAGAAACCGCTTTGCCTAGAGGAAGACGAACACCAATATCTGCATGAATTTTTCCTAACAATGACAGAGAGAATAAAACCAACTCAGCAAAAGCAGTTATTAAAGATATACAACCGTATTTTCCAAGAGAGAAACGAACCATCAACGTGTTCATCATGTTGGGTTAACTACTTGAATAAGCTACGTAAAGTATACGACCAATATAACGATTAAGATATGCCGATACCAAAACCAAGACCAACAGAAAGTAAAGAGGAGTTTGTATCTAGATGTATGGCAGACGATACAATGAACGCAGAATATAAAGACGAAAAGCAGAGAGCTGCTATATGTTATTCTACTTACGATGAACAGAGACTTACAGAAATTAGAGAGATGTTATCGGGACTACAGAAAGACGAATACATCCCAATTGAACAGAGAAAAAAGAAATAAGCAAAGAGCTAAAGACCATGTACGCTATTGGTTTTTTAAAGACACTGCATTTGAAAGATTAAACCCTGAAGAATAAAAATGTTTGAGGAACAACTACAAGAGATAATAGAACACATCTTAGCTCAATATGATGGCTACTGTTTTGTAATAGGCAAAGCAAACCTAGAAGCTGCTGGAGACATGGATGATTATATGGGTTATCCTGTAATCTATTCACCACTCGTAGAAAAGACGGATGAAACCGTTTACTTTGTACCAATGACAAGTCACTTCATAAACACGAACAACTAATATGGAAAAGAAAAAATTAGGAAGACCAAGAAAGATAGAATCACCTGAACAACTACACGAAATATTCAAAGCATATAAAACATATGTAAAGGAAAACCCTAGATACAAATACACCCTATCTCATAGAACTGGTGACATGGTTCCTGAACCTTTGGAATGTCCGCTCACAATGGAAGGGTTTGAAGTCTACTGTTGGCAGAAGTTTGACCTAACTGTGAGTAATTATTTTGAGAATAAACACAAAGGTTACGATGACTTTTACTCTATCTGTACGCACATAAGAAGAGAAATCCGTAACGACCAAATCTCGGGAGGTATGGTAGGACAGTACAACGCATCAATCACACAGCGTTTAAACAACCTAAAAGAACAGGTAGAAAACACGAACATCGAACAGCCATTATTTCCTGATGTTGAAAACTAATAGCACAAGGAGGGTGAACCAAACGGAAAGAGTTGTATATTTGCGTTATGGTTATATGGAAAGATATAGTAGGATTTGAAAACTTGTATAAGATTTCTACCACAGGAAAAATTAAAAGTCTTGGTAAAGGAAAAAGTACCAATACTAAAAACAAAGAAGTTAGGATATTGAAAACAACATTATCTAAAACTGGTTATGAAAAGGCAAAACTATTTAAAGACGGTAAGCGTTATTATTTTACTGTTCATAGATTAGTTGCTAATACATTTTTAACGTATAAAGACGGAAAGAATGAAGTAAATCATAAAGACGGAAACAAGACTAATAACAACTTAAATAATTTGGAATGGGTAAGTCCTAGCGAGAATCAAAAACACGCTTATAAAATTGGATTACAAAAAGCCATAATGGGTGCTGATAATTTACAAAGTAAAAAGATTAGACAGTTATCTTTAAATGGAAAAGAGATAAAAATATTTAATTCAATTGGTGAAATTAAAAGAGAATTAGGATTTAATTCTTTTGGTATAATTAAATGCTGTAAAAAAGAAAAGAAATACAATACAGCTTATAAATATAAATGGGAATATGTTTAAAAGAACAACTGCAATCAACAGAATTCTTGCCTTAAAGAAACGAGTTAAAATCGTTCAGGGTGGGACTTCTGCTTTTTTGCCCCCTATGAATTAAGTAGTAGGGGGAAGAAAACGCTGGTAAGACATTTGGGATAGTTCCCATATTAATTGATAGAGCTACAAAAGTAGCTGGTACAGAGATAAGCATAGTAGCAGAATCAATTCCACATCTACGAAGAGGTGCGTTAAGGGACTTTGAAAAGATAATGAAGTGGACTGGTAGGTTCTTTGAATCCAACTTTAACAAGACGCTACTTAAATACGAATTTTCTAACGGTTCATTCATTGAGTTCTTTAGTGCTGATGACTCTGCAAAGTTGAGAGGAGCGAGAAGGGACATTCTGTATATTAACGAGTGTAATAACGTGACCTTTGAATCTTACAATGAGCTTTCTATCCGTACACGTAAAGAGATATTCTTAGACTTCAATCCAGCGAATGAATTTTGGGTACACACGGAACTAAAAGACGAACCTGACGCAGACTTTATAATCCTAACATACAAGGACAATGAAGCATTAGACAAGTCCATAGTGGACCAAATAGAAAAGAACAAGCTCAAAGCTGAGACATCTTCTTACTGGCGTAATTGGTGGTTAGTATATGGTGAGGGTCAAGTAGGAATGTTAGAAGGTGTTGTATTCTCTAACTGGAAGACCATTGACACAATACCAAAAGAGGCAAGGCTTATCGGAATAGGGTTAGACTTTGGATACACGAACGACCCTACTTCAATTATAGAAATCTACACACACAACGGACAGCGAATAGTAAACGAACTTGCTTATCGTACAGGAATGTTAAACTCGGACATTGCTAAAATCTTACCTAAGAATGTAGTAGTCTATGCTGATAGCGCAGAACCTAAATCAATAGACGAGATTAGACGTTACGGAATAAACATCAAAGGAGTAACCAAAGGAAAGGATTCAATCAACTACGGTATTGATGTCATGCAGCGAAATGAATACTTAGTAACGTCAAACAGTACTAATCTAATTAAAGAGCTTAGGTCGTATTGTTGGGACACTGATAAGACTGGAGTTAGGTTAAACAAACCAGCAGGAGGTAATGACCACGCAATTGATGCGTTCAGGTATCATGAAATGGAAACTTTAGGTATAAATAGTCACTACGGAAAGTACCATGTAAGGTAGCAAGGTACAAAAACACGAATTAAAGTTAATTAATTATGAAGGTAACAATAGACGTTCCGAGCAGTTTAGCAGATATCACTTTAGAACAGTACCAGTATCTTATGTCAATTCAAGACGAGAATGATTCTGAAGACTTTGCTTCTAGAAAGCTGATAGCTTGTCTTTGCAAGATTCCTTTATCTGATGTATTAAAGATTCAGTACACGTCAATTATAGAGCTATTAGAGAAGTTTAACGCTATTTTCAGAGAGGATAAATTCCTTATTCAGCGATTTGAGTTGGGAGGTGTAGAGTTTGGTTTCGTTCCTGAGTTAGAAAGTATCTCATTTGGTGAGTACATAGATGCTGAGAAGTATTTAAGTGATTGGTCGACAATGAATAATGCTATGGCAGTTTTATACAGACCAGTAGTCAAACGAAAAGACGAAAAATACACAATAGAAGACTATCATACTTCAGCTACTTATGCAGAGGTAATGAAAGCAATGCCATTGAATGTAGCTTTAGGCGCTCAGGTTTTTTTTTGGAATTTAAAAAGAGACTTGTTACTCGCTACGATGGACTATTTAGCGGAGGAGCTGACGGAGATTCCTCAGGAGATTATAGCGCAACATCTGTCTTTGCCCAAAGATGGGGGTGGTATCAATCAGTATATCAGCTCGCTCAAGGAGATGTTAGAAGATTTGACGCAGTTACCGCTTTACCGCTCCATCAGTGTTTAACGTATTTGACATTTGAAAAGGAAAGGGTAACGCTAGAGAATAACGAGATTAAAAGACAAATGAAAAGATGAAAGCATACACATACTTACTAGAGGAATTAAAAGCAGAGATTGAAACTATACCTATGGTGACTACGGTTACTCAGGGAGGACTAGATGACATCGACAATTACAAACAGACTTTATTCCCTTTGGTTCATATTATCGTAAACAGCGTTACGGCTTCATCTAATACGTTTACGTTTAACGTTAGTATTATCTCGATGGATGTAGTTGACATAGCAAAAGACGAAACTACAAACATCTTTTACGGCAATGACAACGAGATAGACGTCTTGAATACCACGATGGTTATTTTAACACGAATAATAGAGGTATTAATAAGAGGTGAACTATCTAGAAAAATGGAGATAGTAGGAACTCCAAGTATGCAGCCATTTACAGAAAGATTTGAAAACTACCTAGCTGGATGGACAGCGACAATGGACATAATCGTACCTAACGACATGAGCATTTGCTAATGATGACAGGGCAGCAAATACGGAAAGAGTTAGAGAAGTTTCAGAAGTATGTTATTTCTCAGGCTAGAGCTAATTTAACACGGTTAAAAAAGAACTCTTCTAAGAATTTGTACGACAGTTTAAAGGGTGAAGTTACTTATAAGCGAGGAGACTACACTGTAAATATCGAAATGGATACTTACGGACTATTTGTAGACAAGGGAGTCAGTGGTAAAGATAAAAAATACAACACTCCTTACTCGTATAAATCAAAGATGCCACCACCCTCTGCACTTGACCAATGGATAGTAAGAAAAGGAATAGCACCTAGAGATGCAAAAGGCAGATTTATAACTAGAAAGTCTTTGCAGTTTTTAATAGCTAGAGGCATATACAAAAACGGTATAGCACCAAGTTTGTTTTTGACTAAACCATTTGAAGCAGCAATGAGAAGATTACCACAGGATGTAGTCACAGCATATGGAATAGATATAGAGGCTTGGATGAGCGCAACAGTAGAAAAAATAAATAGAAAATAATGACACTAATATTCGCACGGTCACCATTTATTATAGATGTAAACGAGGTGAACATGATAGGTTCTAAAATTGACGTTTACATAGGGCAAGGTATGTCATTACCAGCACAGCCTACATACATACTAAGTAAGAACTCACCAAGCGTTACAAACTATAGAACGGTGTACAACATATCTCCGTTTATAAGAGAGAAGATAAATCACAATGTCTACCAATCTACTTACAATACGTTTGGAGGTAATGCACCTACAAGTCAATGGTCAAGAGTAAGAGTAGTAAGATATAAACGAACAACTGCTGGTACGTCTTTGCTTGACACTACAGATTATATTGCTTTGGATGGATACGGGTTTTACGAAGAAGGTTACAACCCACAATTAGTGCCTTACTTTTTGCCACAAGGAACATACTACTACAACTACGATGTATCAGCAGATTTTGCAAATAACCAATTAAGTAGAGTTGGACATTTTAATTTTGAAGGTGACAATAACTACACAGTAAAATACACGAACCTAGTTTCAGGCGCTAACGTAACATATACAGTTACTTCTTATGGAATTAAAGAATATCCTAGATTAAACCAAGCATATTACGCAGACGGGAATAAGGTTGAGTTGTCAGATGAGTTAGGCAACCTATTAGCAACATGGTATTTTAGACCAATTATTGAATGCAGATACGAACCAGTAGTAATTGACTTTGTTAATAAGTTTGGTTCATGGCAAAGAGAGTGGTTCTTTAAAGCAAGTTTTGAACAACACGAAGTTAAGACTACTCCATACAATTTACTACAGAGTAACCTAGTTAACTACTCAGTGACTCAAGGTCAGCGCAGAGACTTTAACATAAACGGTCAAGAAAGTATTAAAGTAAACTCAGGCAATGTTAATGAAGTCTATTACGGAACACTTTTAGATATTATAATGAGTGAAAGAATTATGGTAAATGGCGAACCTGCTGTTATCAAAACTAAGAGCATAGCTAAGTTGAAAGACGTAAACACGAAAACATTCAATTACACTTTAGAGTTTGAATACGCATTTAACACTATAAACAACGTCATCTAATGGAGAGAAAGGTTCAAATATACATAGAGGGCGAAAGGCTAGAGTTATTCAATGACGAAAAGATAAATGTCAACTCAACGGTTCAGAATATTGCTGACATTGCAAAGGTATTTACAGACTTTTCACAGTCATTTACCGTACCAGCTACACCAAAGAACAACGCAATCTTTGAACACTTTTATGCAAACGAAGTAGACGGAACTCTCAACTATAATTTAAGACGAGATGCGTTTATTGAAATAGACCTAAGCTCATTTCGTACAGGAAAGATTCAGCTAGAAAAAAGCGAAATAAAAAACCTATACACTGACAGCTACACATTGACATTCTACGGTGACGTTAGAAGCCTTAAAGATAGATTTTCAGAGGACAAGTTAAGTCAGTTGGATTACTCTGCTTACACGCATCCATACACGGGCGCTGAGGTGCTAGATAGAGTTACTGATATTGGTATGACTTATGATGTTCGTTATCCGTTAATTTCATCTAAGCGAGTATGGCAATATGATGAACCTACTACACCACTAGACAATATTGATACAATTGACGGGCGTATTTTCTACGATGAGTTGTTTCCAGCAATAAAGGTTGCACGAGTATTTGACGTGTTAGAGGCTACTTATGGAATTACCTTTTCGGGTAGCTGGTTACAAACTCAAAGGTTTCAGCAGTTGTTTATGTTGTGTAAAAACGCAAACACTTTTACCAACTTAACTCCAACTCAACGTATAGACATAACCGCACAATCTAATCCATCTAGTTTTGATGACATTTATTCTGTAGCAAATGACAATGCTATATATACTTATCAAGATACTGAATTAGGTGATGGAGAACATTTCATGTACATGGATATTCAGTCATTGTCTCAACCTTGTACTTATTACATAGACGCTTACAGAAATGGCGTTCTTTCAGGTACATATACAGGAACAACTACAGGACAAATTTACTGGGGTAACGTACTAAATGTTCAAGGTGTAAATGAGACCTTTTACTTTGAAGTTAGAGCAGATACTACTGTTACTATAGGCATACAATTACGTTCGACTTTCTCGTATACAGTAGTAGACCCATTAACAGGTCAGCAGTCTACAATGACATCTTTACAACTTGCAACCTGTGCAGATGCTGTTTTAGTTGGAGACTTAAATATTGCTCAGAATATGCCTGACATTAAAGTGTCAGATTTCTTCTCAGGTATATTAAAAGAGTTTAATTTAACTTGTTATCCTATTTCACCAACTGAGTTTTATCTTGAACCATTAGATGACTGGTATGCTAGGGGTATTAATTACGATATTACACAGTTTGTGACAACTGATTCAATCGACATAGCAAGAATCCCTCTATACAAAAAAATAAACTTCTCATATCAAAAATCTGAGAGTTTTATGAATAAGGAATTTTTTGGGTTTTTTAATAGAAGCTACGGAGACTTAGAAAGCGCATTTGATTTTGACGGTAGCGAATACAGTGTACAAGTTCCCTTTGAGAATCTGTTATTTAACAAATTTAGTGGTACAGAAATTCAGGTAGGTTATGCTTTGAAAGATTCGCCAAGTTTTGAGCCATATATTCCTAAGCTAGTTCTTATGTATTACAATGGAATGGTTGACATAGCAGCTAATGACTTTAAATTTGATGACGGTTCGATAATTTATAACATAGGAAACTATGCTTTGTTTGGTCAAGACTTAATAGAAAATGGTATTAATTATTCTTTGAATTGGGGTATAGAGGTTTCGTCTTTTTATCAAACGGTAAATTCAAACGGATTATACCAAACATACTACTCAAACATACTGACTAATATGTACGATAGAAAGAATAGACTTACAACAGTAAAGTGTATTCTGCCTATTTCAGTTCTTACACAACTAAAGCTAAACGACAAGTTAATTATCCGTGACAAGCGTTATATCATTAACGAAATGAAAACGGAATTGACAAGTGGAGAAGTGACGTTTACGCTTATTTACGATTTAAGACCTGTCAGAAGACGAAGAAAAATAAGACCGTCTAAAGGAGATACTCAAGTTACGGTAGGTACAAACATGAAGAATCTAAGCGTACAAGGTGACGTTGATATTTCAGGCACAGACATTATTTCAGCAACTCCTGACACATTCACAGAAGATACGTTAATAGTTTTTGAATTACCACCTTTTGGAGATGAAGTAGTTGAAATAGTTTCTGAGGAATTAGACTATATTGTTTCAGAGGATGGACAAAATATTTTAATAAATGAGGAAGGTGATTTAGAGCTTTTTACTGCAACAATAAACTACACCATGCAAGACGGTACAATAGAAACAGAATACATAGATATAACTAGGTCATGATAACAGATATTTTAAATATGCTACGGATTGACGATTTCTACGGAAAATCGGACAACATAGAGATAGCTAAAGGAAGATACAAACTACCTACAACGGTAAAGGATGTATTTAAACAAACGAAGAGAGAATTAAAATATAAAAAGACAGGGTTTCAATGGAAAAGCACACGATAAACATAGACGTAAACACTCAGAAAGCTAACCTAGATGTTGACAAGTTAGACAAGAATTTAAATGAGTTAGACAAGACCGTTGAGAACCTAGCGGACACTATGGATATGGACTTAGGTGCTGCCATATCCGAGATAGAAGATAAGCTAACACAACTCGCAGTACAGGGTAAACAAAACACTGAAGAGTTTAAGAGCCTAGCTAAAGAAGCTGGTAGGTTAAAAGGTGTTATTGCTGAGGTAGATGCTCAGGTAGAGTTCTTTGCAGCTACTAATGCGGATGTAGGACAGAAAATCGGACTACTAGAAGACCAAATGTATCGCATGGCTATAGCTGGAGATACAACATCTGCTGAGTTTAGAAAGATACAAGCTGAAGCTGCTGCGTTAAAGCAGTCAGTAATAGCTGTTGACATGGCTTTAGACGGTATGGCTATGACTACTTCGCAAAGACTTACTGGTGCGTTAGGTGGTGCTGCTGGTGGGTTTGCTGCTGCTCAAGGTGCTATGTCTGCATTTGGTGGTGAAAGCGAAGCGGTGAACGAAGCTATCTTAAAAGTTCAGTCTGCTATGGCACTTACTCAAGGTGTTGACGCAGTTAGACAAGCTATACCAGCTTTCACAGCGCTTAAAACTTCTGTGATGACCGCTTTTCAAGGCATGACTGCTGCGGGTAAAGCGTTTGCTCTTACAGGAATTGGTTTAGTCATTACAGCACTTGCTGCTGTTCCAGCTTTGTTGGACACGTTTACTATTTCAACAGAAGAAGCTGAGGCTGCTCAGAAGAAATTAACAAAGGGATTTGATGACCAGAGCGCAGCGATAGACAGAAACATTAAAAGACTAGAAACAAGTATAGAAGCAGAGATTCAATATGCTCAAGCAGTAGGTAAAAGTGAAAAAGACATAGCTGCTATCCGTAAAAAAGGAACTGAAGATTTAATAGTTGAAACAGAAAAGCAAATAAAGCTACAAGAAGAAAAGTTAAAGTCTTTAAGTAATCCAAGAATATCACCTAACGCACGTAAAGAGTTAAGAGATGCGCTAGAAGGTCAAAATAAAGACGAAATAAACGAAACGAAAAACCACCTAAACAGATTAAAGGTTGAAAACAACACTCGTAGAAATGAAATAAAGCTAGAGACTATTCGCCAAAAGACGGAAGAGAATGAAGCTATAAAAGAAAAGCAAAAAGAGGAAGCGGATGCAGCAAGAGAAGCTGCTAAACAAAGAGCTTCCGAAGCAGCACAGCAACGTAAAGACGCATTAGCACAATTGAGAGATGCTCAGAATGAATTTACTGAGCAAGAGCGTTTGTCTTATATGACAGAGCAAGAGCGTGAAGTTTATGAGGTAAATAAAAAGTACGAAGAGCTTATTAAGTTAGCTCAAAAGTACAAGCAAGATACTGCCATCTTAAAAGAGAATCAGCTTAACGAAGTAAACAACATAAACACGAAATATGCTCAGGAAGAACTAACAGCCGAAGCAGAGAAACAAGCTAGATTAACAGAACAACAAGCTGCAGCTCAACAAGAAGCATTAGACGCAGAAGAGGCATTCCAAGAACAATACAGACAAGCTACAACATCTCAAAATCAATTAGAGTTAGATGCCGTAAACGAAAAGTATTTTCAGCTTATTACAGTTGCTGAACAGTACGGAATGGACACTACTGCTTTAAAAGTTAGACAAGAGGAAGAGTTAGCTGCAATAGATAAGAAATACAAAGACGAACAAGCTGCAAGAGAGAAAGCGTTAGCTAGTCAACGTCTAGATGCTGTTAAAGGTGGTTTAGATGCGATAGGACAACTTGCTGGAGCATTTGCTGGTAAGAGTGAAAAGTCACAGCGTAGAGCGTTTAACATTCAGAAAGCTGCTGGTATTGCATCTGCTACCATTGATACATACAAATCTGCTCAGGCGGCTTTTGCATCTGCTGGTAACCCAATATTAGGAGCTGTATTTGCTGCTATTGCCGTAGCTGCTGGTATCGCTAACATTGCTAAAATCTCTAAAACTAAATTTGAAGGTGGAGGAGGTGCTGCTGCTGGAGGAGGTGTTTCTGTTCCGTCAAGTGGTGGAGCTGGTTCTGTAACTACTCCTGAGTTTAATATAGTTGGTGGAAACACGGCTAATCAATTAGCTGGACTAGGTCAACAACCAGTACAAGCGTATGTAGTAAGTAACGAAGTAACAACTGCTCAGAGCTTAGATAGAAACAGAGTACAAAACGCAACATTATAGACATTAAAAGTTAAAAGGTTATGAAGATAGTAGAAATGGTTTTGAATGAGGAAATCGATAGACAAGGCGTGTATGCTGTATCTGTTGTTAACTCACCAGCAATTGAGGAAGATTGGGTAGCTTTAAACCGTCAATATGTAGAGCTTAAATCTGTAGATGACGAGAAGCGTATTTTGATGGGTGCTGCATTAGTTCCTAACAAACAGATTTACCGTAAAGACAAAGAAAACGGTGAGTTTTATATTTACTTTTCTAGTCAAACAATTCGTAAAGCCTCAGAGCTATTCTTAAAGCGTAACAAGCAGAATAATGCTACCTACGAACACATGAAAGAGATTGACGGAATGAGTGTAGTAGAGAGCTGGATAATTGAAGACGAGGACAAAGATAAATCTAAACTGTACGGATTCAGTTTGCCTGTAGGAACTTGGATGATTTCAATGAAGGTAGATAATGACGAGGTTTGGAATAAGGTAAAAGAAGGTGAGATTAAAGGCTTTAGCATCGAGGGGTATTTTGAAAGTAAGACTGAGCTATCAAAAGACGAATCTGTTATAGATGAGATTGTAAACATTCTTAAATCAATCCAATGAGCAGACGGTTTATAAATAGTCAATTTACTACTCAGGTTCAAGACGTAACTCCTGACGTAAAAGAGTTGAGCGTACCTGAAGAGGGAGCGTTAATAATGTGTGAGGGTGTTTTATATGTTGGAATAGACAACGAATGGCAAAGACTTAGCACTGGCTTTATACCTACCACTACGAACTACGGATTATTCGCACAGACTGGTGACAGTGTAGCTGTTACTGCAACTACTACAGAGACTACAATAATTAACGGAGGCGTAGGAACTTTATCTGTACCAGCAAACGGATTTAACGTAGGTGATACATTCAGAGCAGATTTCGCTGGACAAATGTCAGCAAAAAACGGAGATACTCTTCGTATTAGAGTAAAAGCTGGTTCTGTTGTGTTAGCTGATAGCGGAGTACAAACAATGCCATCTACTACTAATGCTGTTTGGTCACTGTCTTTAGATTTTACTATTCGTCAAATAGGAGGAGTTGGAACTGCGTCTATTGTTACTATTGGTAATTTCTTACACGTTAAACAATCTAACAATACGTCTGAGGGATTTGGTTTTAACACGGTTAACAATACTACGTTTAATACTACCATTCCTAATACGTTAAATGTGACTGCACAGTGGAGTAGCAATTCAGCTGATAATAGCATTTACTCGGATGTATTCGTTTTAAATAAAGTTTACTAATGAAAACAGAAAGCAAAACATCACCACAAAACTCAGGAAGAGGTTGCCTATGCGAAGACGAAACCTACCACATAGATTGCTGTGACGGTAGCTTACAAGCTCAAGGTATCGGTTCACTAGAAAATCAAGGAGACGTAGTACTAACACAAGAGATAGTAGAGCGTAATATAACACGTTCAAACGGCTAAAAATGCAACAAATAAAAACCAAATAGTTAATAAGTTATGAATAAAAGTGTATTAGACAAGTTGAGCAAGTTTGAAAAAAACGTAGAACTTGCCGAAGTAAAGGTAGATTTGGCTGTAACTGATGAGGTGGCATCTAAATTAAAAAATATCAATGATATTTTAAAAATCGCTAATGACTCTAACAATAAAGTTGTCAAGTTAGCTGAGCAATTAAATGCTGCTTATAAAAAGTCTGCTCCTTATGTTAATTACAGTAAGACAATGGGTAAGCAAATTGACGGGTTATATAAAAACCTAGAGAAATTAGCTAAAGAATTAGGTGTTAACATACAATCTACAGATGCGTTTAAAGGTATTCAAGATGCTTACCAGTTTTTAGGGCAAATTGAAGACGCAATGTCTAACATGAAAAATGCAATTTCAACAATAGGTAAATAATATGAAAGCAAACGAAGCAATCAAACAAATAAAAACTTTACTTGGTCTAGAGACTGAAGTTAAGTTAGCACAAGCACGTTTAGCAGACGGTACTACAGTTATCGAAGCTGAAGTATTTGAAGCTGGTATGGAAGTATTCATCGTAACAGAAGAAGGTAATGTACCTATGCCTGTAGGTGAGTATGAAATGGAAGGCGGTGAACTTATTCTCGTAGTAGAAGAGGAGGGAATCATTGCTGAAATCAAAGAGAAAGTTGAAGAGACTGAAGAAGAAGAAGAAGCTCCAGCTCCTGAAGCTGAGACAGAAGTAGTAGAGGAAGAAATGAGTGAAGAAACTCGTCAGCCTAAGAAAACTATTGAGTCTATTATCAAAGAAACTCTTTTCTCTGAAATCGAAAAAATCAAAGCAGAAAACGAAGAACTTAAAGCTGAATTAGCTGCTCTTAAAAATGCTACTGAGTTAAGCGCTGTAGAAGATATTAAGCCTATCCAGTACAACCCTGAGAACGAGCAAAAAGCTGAGGTATTTAAGTACACTAAAAATCGCTCAATGTCATCACTTGACAGAGTGTTAAACAAATTGAAATAATATTCACTTTTTAAAATCAATAAATTATGCCAACAAATTTGGACATCACAACAACGTACGCAGGGGAAGCGGCTGGTAAATATATCGCTGCTGGTCTTCTTTCTGCTAACACAATCGAAAACGGAGGGGTAACAGTTGTACCTAACGTTAAGTACAAACAAACAATTAAGCGTTTAGATTCTGACTCTTTAATCGCAGATGCTACTTGTGACTTCTCTGCTACAGGAGATGTTACTTTGACAGAGCGTGCAATTGAGCCTAAGGAATTACAAATTAACGCACTTTTGTGTAAGACTGATTTTGCATCTGACTGGAACTCTTTAGAGATGGGTTACTCTGCATTTGACGTTTTACCTAAGTCTTTCCAAGATTTCTTTATTGCTCGTATGCTAGGACAAATGGCAGAAGCTACTGAGACTTCACTTTGGAGAGGTGTTGAAGCTACTAACGGACAGTTCGGTGGTATCTTTACACAAGCGTTAGCTGAGGCTTTTGGAGGTATTCCTAACTCTCAGTCTTTAGCTGGTGTTTCTATTGACGCTACAAACGTAATCGATGAATTAGGTCGTGTGGTTGACGCTCTTCCGTCTTCACTTTATGGAAAAGAAGGTTTGAAAGTATATGTTTCTCAAAACGTAGCTCGTGCATACGTTCGTGCATTGGGTGGTTTCGCTGCTGCTGGTGTTGGTGCTGCTGGTACTAACGCACAAGGTACACAATGGTACGGAATGGGTTCAGGTTTGTCTTTTGACGGAGTTAGCTTATTTGTTGCTAACGGACTTGCTAACAACTCTATCCTAGCTACTACTACTGAGAACTTGTATTTCGGAACTGGTCTACTTTCTGACCACAACGAAATTAAGTTGATTGACATGGCTATGATTGACGGTTCTAAAAACGTACGTTTTGTAGCTCGTTACACTGCTGGTACTCAAATCGGTATCTTAGAGGATTGTGTTGTTTACTCTCCAGCTTTAGACTAATTAATTAATAAACTCAAGAAGGGGAGGGCGGTCTAACTTCCCTCCCTTTTTTATAAAACAAAAAAGATATGGCTTGTGATATTTCAAACGGTAGATTAGAAGCGTGTAAAGACGGAATCTCAGGATTAGATGCTATCTACTTCATTAACTATGGTATTAACTACCCTACAGACGTTACTTTCTCTTCATCAGTAGGTTTAGAAGATGTAATTGTAGATGTAGCTGGAGTTACTGACTTGTACAAGTGGGAGTTGAAAGGTGCTAACTCATTTGAGCAGACTATTCAGACTTCTCGTGACAACGGAACTACTTTCTTTGAGCAAACAATCGTAGCTCAGTTTAAAGTTCTTGACCCTACAACACACAAAACAGTTAAGTTGTTAGCTTATGGGCGACCGCACGTAGTTGTACGTACACGTTCAGGAAGCTATTTCCTTGCTGGTCTTGAAAGAGGTGCAGACGTAACTGCTGGTACTATCTCTTCAGGTACTGCAATGGGTGACTTCAACGGATATAACTTAACACTAACAGCTATGGAAAACATCCCAGCTCCTTTCTTGGACTGTACAGATGAGACTACGTTAGCTGCTGTATTTGGTGGTGCAACAATTGTTACTACTTAAAATACCAATAGGTTAAAAAGGAGGGAGGCAATAGTCTCCCTTTTTTTATTTCAAAACAATTCAGCCGTTTTAAGTTATTAATATATGATAGTAACAACGTCAGCTGCTGAGGTTAAGATATTCAGCTTAGTATTAAAAGACCCTGTAGTCACAAAGTGTGTACTTCGGGATGACTCACGCAATGTTTACTTTCTATACGATGTGGAAGGTGTAACTGAGGAAGAGTACTACTATTCAGTTGAGGTAGACATCACAGACGACTTGCTTAATAACCGAGTTTACGACTTTAAGCTACTAAATGACGAAGACGAAATAATCTACTATGACCGTCTTTTTGTTACTGACATTCCAGCAAATGAATTTAGCGTTAACAAGCTACCAAATGGAGCGAGTATATACGTCTCACATAGTAGCGATAACGAATATATAACTTATGGACAACAATAATTTCAACGTCAAGTTTATCGAACTTGCTAAATACGAAACTCCAGTAATTACAGAAGGTAAACGTGAGGACTGGGTAATGTATGGTGAGGACAATAATTACTTTCAGTATTTGATTGACAGATACACTTATTCTCCTACTAACAACGCAATCATTAACAACATAATCAAATTGGTTTACGGTAGAGGATTAAACGCTTCAGATGCGTCTAAAAAGCCTCAGCAGTACGCTCAATTTATGACCATGTTTAATAAGGACTGTGTTCGTAAAATGATTATGGATTCTAAGATGCTTGGACAGTTTGCAATCCAAGTACATTACTCTAAAGACCATTCAGTAGTTAAGAAAGCGTATCATATACCAGTACAGCTTTTACGTCCTGAGAAGTGTAATAAAGACGGTGAAATAGAAGCCTACTATTACTCGGATAACTGGGAAGACACTAAAAACTTTCCTCCTAAAAGAATACCATCTTTCGGAACGTCAAAAGAGACTGTAGAGATACTTTACATTCGACCTTATTCAGTTGGAATGAAGTACTTCGCTTTAGTTGACTATCAAGGAGCTTTACCGTATGCTGTTTTAGAACAAGAAATATCTGACTACTTAATTAACGAGGTTCAGAATGGTTTCTCAGGAACTAAAGTAATCAACTTTAATAACGGACTACCACCTGAGGAGGAGATGGATGCTGTAGAAAGAAAGGTTCTAGGCACGTTGACTGGTTCAAAAGGTAAGCGTGTGATAGTATCATTCAATCACTCAGAAGCTCAAAAGACTACCGTAGATGACATTCCGTTAAATGATGCACCTGAACACTATACATACCTTTCAGAGGAGTGTATGCGTAAAATAATGCTAGGGCATAACGTAACATCTCCATTGCTATTTGGTATCAGCAGCAGTAATGGATTTAGCTCTAATGCAGACGAATTACAGAACTCGTTCATTCTTTATTACAACATGGTTATTCAGCCGTACCAAGATTTGATAATTGAGGCTCTTGACCGTGTATTAGCAGTTAACGGTATCAGCTTAAAGCTGTATTTCGAGACGTTAAAACCATTAGAGTTTACTGACCCTAGCGGAAAGATAGAAGAACCTACAGAACTCAGCTCTCTAGACAACGAAGTAGCACGTGATTTAATCGCATTAGGAGAAGACGTACCTGACAACTGGCTACTAATAGACGAATCTCCTGTAGACTATGATAACGATGACGCAGAAAACGAACTGCTAAAAGGAGAAAAGAAGTCTTTATTAAGCAAATTGGTAGAGCTTGTTAGCACAGGAGATAACAGACCTAATCTTAGAAGTGGTCAAGACGATGTAATTAATGGAATTAAATTCCTGACTAGGTACGTTTACGCTGGTGAGACTACAGATAAAAGCAGACCGTTCTGTAAAAAAATGATAGAAGCTAAAAAAATCTATCGTAAAGAGGACATTTTGCAGATGAACAACAGACCAGTTAATGAGGGTTGGGGTCCACGAGGAGCTGACACTTATAACATTTGGTTCTATAAAGGTGGTGGTAACTGTCATCACAGATGGAATAAGCAAGTTTACGCAGCATTCGAGGGTAAAGCTATTGATGTAAACGACCCTAATTTAAAACGAATAGCAGTAAGAAAGGCAGAGAAGTTCGGATATGTAGTTAAGAATGACCCTAAAGTCTCTACACTTCCTAAGGATATGCCAAATAACGGATTTTTACCTAAAGAATAATGGAGGCTTTACTAATAACAAGAAACGACTTAGTTAAATTGACTGCGTTAGGAGGTAACGTAGACACTGATAAATTCATTCAGTTCATCAAAATAGCTCAAGACATACACATACAAAACTATCTCGGTACAAGACTACTAGACCGTATCAAAGACGATATAGTTAATGATAATTTAGCAGACCCTTATTTAAGCCTTTTAAAGACGTATGTAAAGCCTATGCTTATTCATTGGGCAATGGTTGAGTATTTACCATTCGCAGCGTATACAATAGCTAACAAAGGCGTGTATAAACACAACTCAGAGAACGCTTCTAACGTTGAAAAGACGGAAGTAGATTACTTAGTAGAAAAAGAGCGTGATATAGCACAGCATTATACTCAGAGATTTATTGACTTCATGTGTAATTACTCAGCTCAGTTTCCTGAGTATAACACTAACAGTAACGGTGAAGTTTCACCTAGTTCAAATAATTACTTTTCAGGATGGCACATTTAAAGATTTATAAGCCTAAAAAGGAGAACGTAGTTAAATTAATGGTTTACCTAAACACGATTAAAAATGGCGGTAAAAAAGATAAGTGAATTTCCACAAGCGAACAATGTAAACAACCTTGACTTAGTACTAATCAGTCAGGAGGACTCAGGTAACTACGTTTCAAAGTATGCTGAAAGTTCAGCTTTACGTTCAATTGGTGCATATACGTTTGTGTGTGGGATAGACCAAGCTGGTACATCTGCGCCTAACCTAACAGATAACTTTAATAACTACGGTTCAGCTCCTGTAGCTACATATATTGGTGTTGGTGAGTATGAAATAGCTGGTTTTGATAACTTACTTACTACGGCTACTCACATAGAGATTAATCTAAACGCATTGCCTACAACAGACCATATAAGAACGGACTATATAGATAGTGACACAATAAGAATTAGAACTACAGTTTCAGGAACGCCAGCAAATGGCGTAATGAATGTAAACGGATTGTACTTAAAGGTGACTACGTACATATAACAAAACACGGATTATTAGTTAATTAATTATGAGCAATACAATAGGATGGGGTAAAGGTTCAGTCAACAACATCATAGGTTGGGGACAAGGTGCTACAAACAATACTAATGGATGGGGAAGTATCTACGATTTATCCTATTCTCCTGAAACAGATTTAGACGGAGATTTAGATGTTTTGACTGTAGACACTACGCTCTATAAAGCTGATTCAACCCTTTTAACTGCTGACATATATTACATTTAAAATATAAAAAATGGCTAAACAAACAATAAATATAGGCACTACACCAAATGACGGCACAGGAGATGCTCTTCGTAATGCTTTTGACAAAACTAATTCAAATTTTACTGAGTTATATGATGGCAAACAAGACGATTTAGTTTCAGGTACGAACATTAAAACCGTTAACGGAAATTCTTTACTTGGTAGTGGTGATTTAGTTATTGGGGGTTCTTCAGGCATTACAGTGGGTACTACTTCTGTAACTTCAGGGACTGTTGGAAGGGTATTTTTTCAAGGTTCAGGTAATGTTGTTCAGCAAGATTCTGCGTTATTTTGGGACAATACAAACAAGCGTTTAGGAGTAGGTGCAACGCCTTCACTAAGTGTGCGTTTAGATGTACGTTCTCAAGGTGCGTTATCAAGTGATATAGCATTTAGAGTTAGGAATAGTGCGGATACTGATAATATATTTACTGTTAATGGCGATGGCACACAGAATTGGATTCCAGCTGCAAATAATGCTTTGACTTCAATTAAAGCGGGAACTTTCAATATTATTCAATATGGTAATGATAATTTTGGAAATCTAGCGGTTGGTCATAATTCATCAAATATGATTGTGCCTACAACTACATATAATACTGTTTTAGGAGCAAATGCAAGTTCTGGAGTAAGTTCAACTTTTGCTATTGGTATTGGATGGGGTTCAATTGTAAACGGAACGGGAAGTATTTGTATAGGTAGAACTAAAACAGTTGGGAATTATTCTTTAAAAATTGGTTATGACGGAGGTTCGTCTAATTACGGAGGAACTAATTCCATTCATTTAGGCAAATCAATATCAGGTAATGATATACTTGCGGATAATGTTTTTATGACCTATTTTAATAGTCAATCTCCATCAACGCTCACAAGGGCAAATGGTTCATTTGGTTTGCTTGGTCAGCAATCTTCTATAATTACAAATGGTACAGGGGCTTTAGGAACTGATACTCATATGGGTAATGGAGGCAATACACTTGTAGTTAGAAATCACCCCAATGTTCCGTCTACTAATGTTATTGATTCATTCCAACAATACTCAGCAGATATAGTAGCTGGTAATGCAGCGCCACATTTTAGAACTGAAAACGGAAACATAATAAAACTATATCAACAATCAAGCGCTGGAATAACTACCGTAGGTCAATTGGTTACAGTATTACAAAATTTAGGACTATTATCTTAACTTTATAAATAAAAAAAATGGGATTAATTATTAAATCAACAGAAGAAAAGACAATTACTATTCAAGGTACATCAATTGAACTACCTGAAGTATATGGTCGTATAGAATTTGCTGGTAGAGCGGATGGAAAAACATTAGAAATTGCTGTTGCAACTTATGCTTCATTAAGTGCATTTGAGACAGGAGCAGCAGTTCTTTCTACTGATGTCCCGATGGGTAACTTAACCGTTGAAATATTACCAACAGAAGCACAAAGCATTGAGACAGCTTTGAATTATTCTAAGGTTGCTTTTGAAAATGCTGGGTATTTAGTTGACATTGAATAACTATGACACTAACTGTTTTACTTGACGCAATTAAAAAGCACGGAGCTGTCGGTGTTTTGGCAGCGTGGCTTTTTTACACTAACGAAAGGCTAAACGAAGTTGAACGTGAGCTGTACAGATGTTACGATAAGTTTCAGGCTTCAACCGATGTAAAAACACGAAAACCTAACCACTCTACATACTACGCAGTGTTGCCAAAAGAAACAACTGTTAAACGTAAAAAAGCGTAATTAAATGGTAAGAAGCTACAAAGACAAAGAGCTTTTAGATAGAGTTAAAAGCCTTGTTAATTTTCAGTATGTTCCACATGACGTTTGGATTCTCGGAGTAAGGTCTAACGAAGACACTACAGACGCATACGATGACAAGTTCTATGTGTTCAGAGGTGAGCAGTTTTTAATGGTAGCTGCTGGAACTACAAACAAAGGTTTAAAAGGAACTGCTGTAATGATGGCTGATATGTGGCACTACGACTGTTACAGATACGGACTTCATAAAGGCAAGATGCCAGCTCTACGACAAGTGAAAGGCATTCCATATACAAGGGACTTTGATAAAGACGGTAAAACGGATGTAGTAGGAGAAGTATATACTAACAATATATACATGAACTTTCACGGTTCTACCTATAACTTTGGTTCAGCAAATGTATCTCCTAAAATTGGTGGATGGTCAGAAGGATGTCAAGTAGTTCAGAACAACGCACACTACGAAAGAATTATTAAACTGTGCAAGAATCAAAAGAGCGTATCTTACTGCCTCATAAATGAATTTTAACGCACTCTACATATTTTTCGGTATATTGATTCCGAATTATTTTAACAACCTTTTAAAACGCTTAAAAATGGCTAAGAAAAAGAAAAAAGACTTAGAGGTCAATATCGACACTAAGAACATTGACATTAAGATTTCACGAAAAGACGGTAAATTCAAAGCAGAGATAGACACTCCTATCATTGATGCAGAAATAACAAAAGACGAAGTAAACGGACTTGACGTAGACGTAACAGTAGACGAGAAAGCTCCAAAAGTATTAGGTAATATCATAGCTCGTATTATTAAGAAAGCTAGAGGATAAATGCAAGTTATAAAGCACTCTCGTAACATCCACGAATTAGTAGTAGATGGAAACGAGGCTCAGGTAGCTATGCTGTCAGATATACATTGGGACAATCCTCACTGTGACTGGGATTTACTCAGTAAACATCTAGACTACTGCGTAAAGCACAATATTCCTGTAATGGTAAACGGTGACTTCTTTTGTTTGATGCAAGGAAGAGGAGACAACCGTAGAAACAAATCTGAGATAAGACCTGAACATAATAACGCTAGGTACTTAGATTCTATCGTAGAGACTGCTGTGGAGTGGTGGTCACCATATGCTCACATATTAACCGTGTTAGGCTACGGAAACCACGAGACTGCGATAATTAAGTTTCAGGAAACAGACTTGCTACAGAGATTTGTTGACTTGTTAAACTATAAGAACGGTTCTAACGTACATACTGGAGGTTATGGTGGTTGGTTCTTTATCCGTCAGAATGTAACAACTACTCAACGCAAATGTACTAAGGTAAAATACTTTCACGGTTCAGGTGGTGGTGGTGTAGTTACCAAAGGAGCTTTGAACCTTACTAGAGCTTTAGAGATGTTTGAAGGCATGGATGTGTTCACTATGGGTCACATTCACGAAAACGCTGCACGTAATGACGTTAGAGAGCAAGTACATACACATTCAAAAAGCGGACACTCTGTAGAACATAAACGAATACATTTAATGCTTACAGGAACGTACAAAGAAGAGTATCAAGATGGATTTAGCGGATGGCACGTTGAAAGAGGCGCACCACCAAAGCCATTAGGAGGCAGAATATTAAAGATTCACACACCTTTTCACGAAAAAACAATCGTAGATAGCACTCAGTTTCCAATTTAATTGTATATTTGAGCATTCCAATTTTTCATAGATTCTTGCTTTAACCCCTAGAAATAGGGGTTTTTTGTTTTCTGATAAAAAAAAATGTTGACAAAGTTTGTTTTTTTGTTGATATATCAAAATAAGTATTATATTTGCATATAACATTAAAGCAAAACACAATGAAAAGACGAGTATTTTTAGCATGGGTAATCCTTACATTATTAATCGGTTTAATTGAGCAGATATGATTTGTTTAGATTGTCAAGGAGAAGGTAGAGTAGAGTACCTTAAAGACTGCGGTAGGTCAGCTTCTGACTGCTGCGGTGGATGTTTTCAGACTGAGAAGTGTGAAACGTGTTACGGCTACGGAGATGTCACAGCAGATTTAGGTGACGAAATCGGACAGCGCTACGAAGACATTATTAAGTCAGCATCTGTTAACTATGCAGCACACGAAAAGCTAATTCAGAGCTTAGAAAACGAATTATTTGAACACATTAAATACGAACGATACAGATGAATAAGATAACCATGAGAAAGTATCATATAACGTACTTTTTAAAACGAGGCGATTTAAACGCTTCTGACGAGACTTTACTAAGCGGAATGACTATAGATGCCACAGACGTACTAAAAGCCGTTGAGATGTACTCTAAATTAGTAATTCAGGATAATCTACCACCACTTACAGAAATTAAATACATTATTGAACTATGAGACTAATGAGATTTTTTAGACGTTGGATGTTTAAACACAGCGCAGATAATGTGACCGAGTTTGTGATAGTTATTAAGGACAAAGAACTGGCTCATGTAAGGGTTGAAAAAACGAATAACAAGAATATAACCACCCATTCATTGTATATTGACAATAAACTAATCAAACAAAAAGTATATGAAAGATAGCATAGTAGAAAGCGTTAGAGACAAGTACAAAGAGCGCTCAGACAGAGGTATTGAAAAGTACGGAAAGACGTTAGACCGAAATGACCTACTGGTCAAGGAGTGGTTGAACCATTTACAGGAGGAGCTGATGGATGCTACTCTTTACATTGAGAAGTTAAAAACTAAATTAAACAATGATGTTAGACAATCAGATTAAAATTGTGGCGAGTGTTTCGATACTGCCAGTGATAGCAGACTTCCTTGAAGACCTAGTAGAGGACAAGGAGTTTGAAAGAAGTGCAAAGATGCACGTTAACAACTTAATTGCTCAGATTAGAAAGTTAGATGACCGTGTTTTAAATGGTGCTAACATGGAAGCAATGGAGCAGCAGATAGGAATCCAACAGGCATTTAGGCAGTGGGTTTTACAAAATGTAGAACACAAAATGTAGAATTATGACAGAAGATTTAGCTTTATTCTTTGGTGCATTCTGTTTAGGTGTATCAGTAGGTATGTGGATGGGTATGAAATTTTGGGAATATTTTGGAGGAGATGAAGACGATAAATAGTGACAAATCAAAGGTAAGTAACGCAATTACTTTAATAGATAAATACAACTTGTCAAGCAGAAGCAGAAAACGTGAGCTGGTAGGCATGAGGAGTTATATAATGTTCAAGTTGAGGAGTTTAGGAATGTCACTTGAAGCAATAGGTAAACTATTTGACAGAGACCATGCTACGGTAATTCATGCAATTAAAAAGCATAGGACATACACTCAAGTAGGTGACGTCATTTACAGAACAGACATAGCGCAAATAAAACACGATTTCATAGCTATGAATAAGAACATCCAGTCAAGCATATTTGATGACGTTTTATCAGCTAATGATTACACTGACTTGTTAGTTATCAAGCAAAAAATTCACTCAGGTGTTTACTTGACATAAAACAAATTAGAAAATAATAGTTATATTTGTAACTGGTTAGAGTCTCAAACATAGTTAACCAACAGGAATTATTTACCCTGTCAATGATGTAGACGTGAGACTCCTACAGATTTGATAGGGTTTTTTTATGCTTAAAAATTAATGATATGAGTGAAATTTATTTAAAATGTCAATATTCAGATGACGACGAAATGATAGTTTCTATTGGTGATTTTGTTTGTTTTGAAATTGTTACAGATGGAAAAGCTGTTTCAGTTTGTTTAGATGACAAACAAGCGTACACATTGATTAAATACTTACATAGCTATAGATATGAGCGGTTGGATTAAACTACATCGGTCTTTAAAAGATTGGGAGTGGTACGATGACCATAATGCAACTAGAGTGCTTTTGCATTTGCTTGTGTCAGTAAACTATGAAGATAAACAATGGAAAGGTCAAACTGTTAAAGCTGGTTCAATGATTACCAGTTGGGAAAGTTTAGCTAAGGAAGTTGGCTTATCAGTTAAGCAAATTAGGCTAGCTATGAGCAAGCTAGAAAGCTCAAAAGAAGTAGTAAGATTTACGACAAACAAATGGCAAGCTGTAACCCTAGTAAAATGGGATAAACTGCAAGGTTGCGACAATGAACAGGGCAGTCAAAGGGGTAGTCAAAGGGCAACAACTAAAGAATATAAAGAAATAAAGAAAGTATTTAGTACACCAACTGTTCAGGAAGTTATGGAATATTGTAAAGAAAGAAACAATCTTGTAGATGCTAATAAATTTGTTAATTTTTACGCTTCTAAAGGTTGGATGGTTGGTAAAAATAAAATGAAAGATTGGAAAGCTGCTGTAAGAACTTGGGAAGATGACGCAGATAAAAACAAGTTAAAAGGAATAATGTCTCACCCTGTAATAATTGACTAATGTACAAAAGACTATCTGAGGTAAATACTCAAATGCACGATATTAGACAACTAAAAAATGTCAAAGGTAAATCTGTTGGTTGGGATTGGGATGTATTGCCGTACACGGTAAAAGAGGGATGTACTACTTACATAGGTGCAGCTCCAGCTTCAGGAAAGACCGAGTTATGGTTCGAGTTTTTAATCAATCTTTCATGCTTACACAACTGGAATCATGTTATATTCTCACCTGAGACTGGTAATGCTGCTGAGATATATGCAGAACTTTGCTACAAGTATATTGGTAAACCATACACAATAGGAGAAAATTCAATGACACAAGGCGAACAGATACGAGCTGAGATGTTTGTTGACAAGCATTTTATAGTAGTTGACCCAATAGACGAAGATTTGACCTTAACAGACTTTTATGATTTGGTGGATAGCATTGAACGAAAACACGATTTAAAAATTCATACCACCACTATAGACCCATGGAATGAATTGACAGAAAAGTTTGAGCCTAGTGATTTAGGAAGGGAAGACAAATACCTATCTCGAATACTTGGACTAGCAAGAAAGAACGCACGTAAAACAGGAAGGCATAACTGCATAATAAACCATGTTAGAGACCAAACACCAATAACAACAGAAAATGCCGTAGGAACGAAGATAACCTACTTTCCTACTCCTAGTGCTAGAGACTTTGCTGGAGGTCAGGTATGGTTCAGGAAAGGACTTTGTGTATTAATTCCATGGCGACCACCTTACGGACTAAGAAATGAAGATGGTTCTATATGCGAAAAAAACGAAGTACATTTGAAAGTAGCAAAGAGTAAACCAAAAGGCGTATCAAAAAACGGAACGTATCGAATGTTTTTAGACGTAGAGCGTTATCAGTACTATATGCTAGACTGGAAAGGAAACAGAATATATGCCAACAGAAACACGATACAACCTAAACAAACAGAAATACAAATAAACAACAGCTTGAATTACGTTAAACCTGACGATTGTCCATTTTAAAAACAAGAACTATGATAAATGATTTAGACCATTTACTAAGCCAAACACAAGTAAGCGCAATAATAGGCAGCTTGTCGATGGAGTTAAAGAGACTGGAGCAGTTAAACGAACCAAAACACGAACCATTTAGGATAGGCACAAAGAAACACCTAGAAGAAATGAAAGAGGTATTAATGCACCTGTTCGTCTCTGAGAAGGAATTAAACACTTTAAAAAGCGTTAACTACAACCTACACCGTGAAAACATGGAACTGTCAAGAAAAGTAGAACAGTTGGAAATAATGAACAATAATTTAATGAATGGCATATAACGGACATCGATAGGCGATGAAAAAAGAAAACACAATAATAAATTAAAGATGAAAAAAATTAAAATAGAAAAGGAATATACAGGTATTGAAGTTATGCTGATTGAAAAACTAAATGAATTAGTATCTGAAGTGAACAAACTACAAAAGGAAATAGAGCGTTTAAATAAAATCAAAGCTAAAAAGACTGTTGTATATGGAGGATATAATAACAGAAATATAATTTAAAGGTTTTCTTTTTATATTGCCTATCGTTTGTTAGTAGTAAGCGATAGCGACCCGTTTAGGGTTACTACTAACTAGTTGCTAGGCGCAACAGTTGCGTAAAGCATAACTAAAACGAAATAATATGCGCTGTAAAAACTGCAAAGAGAAATTTGAACCTATACGCTTTCTCCAAAAGTATTGCTTAGAACCTGAATGCGTGAAAGTATGGGTTGACAAAGAAAAGGAAAAGCAATGGAAGGCTAAAAAGACGCAGTTAAAAAAAGAACTAATGTCTTTACAGGACTGGTTGAAGTTAGCACAGATGACGTTTAACAAATGGATTCGCCATAGAGACAAAGGACTAAACTGCATATCGTGTGATAAGCAAATTAAAGGAGTTACTCACGCATCGCATTACTTTAGTTCAGGCGGACATTCAAACGTCAGGTTTCATGAAGATAACGTACATAGTAGTTGCTACAAATGTAATGTTGAACTTTCTGGAAATTTACTTAACTACCAAATTGGAATACAAAAGCGTATCGGGTCAGATAAACTTATTTTATTACATGAACAAGCACATATCACTAAAAAATGGACAATAGATGAGTTAAAAATGTTAATAACATATTACAAAGAAAAAATAAAAACACAGTAAATATTATTATATTAGTATTGTAGAGTTGCGGCTACATTGTAAACGTATTAAGTCCTTGATGTTAGTAGAGACCGCAACCTCGAAAGCATCAAGGTTTTTTATTTTATGGAAGTTTGGAAAGATATACCTGACTATGAAGGAATTTATCAAGTAAGTAATCTGGGCAGAGTAAAAAGTTTAATGTTTAATAAGGAAAAAATATTAAAACAAGTAAAATCATCAAATGGTTATTTTATGGTTGGTTTATGGAAAGAAAAGAAAACATCAAGCCACCTTGTACATAGAATAGTGTACCATGCTTTTTGTGGTATTAAATCTTGTAGACAATACGTAATAGACCATATTGATAACAACAAGGAAAATAATAATTTATCAAATCTTCAATATATAACAAATAGACAAAATTCAAGTAAAGACAAAAATTCTAAAACAGGAGAATCGAATATATATTTAAATAGCAATGCTTATTTGGTCAGAATGACAATTAACAATATTAAAAAATCAATAGGAACTTATAAGACAATTGAAGAAGCAGTTATAGCTAGAGACAATTTTATTAGAAAATTTTTGTAATATTTAAATTATAGTTATATTTGCGTATAACAAAAGCAAGAAAAATGAGGAATTATCTAGTAAATTACAGAGCTTTTTACGATGGTAAATGGCGCAAAGCAGTGAAAGTAGTAGCTGCGTACAGTGAATTAGATGCCTATGTAAAGGCGGACATTTGGAAACAATTAATAATCAATATAAAAGCAGAACAATGAAAAAGAAAGAGTTAACATTTGAAGAGGCGTTAGACCTAGTAAACCCTATTACACCAGTAGAGCAAGAACCTGAAGTAGTAGGTAACATCTACCAAAAGCTGTGGAGAGCTAAACAAGAAATTGGTAAAGTAGTCAAAGGTAACGACAATCCGTTTTTTAAAAGCCGCTACGCTGATTTAAACACCATTCTAGAAGCTGTTGAGCCATCCCTATTTAAACACGGTCTTATCTTATTACAGCCTTGTGTAGATAACATCGTAGAATCACAGATAATAGACTGTGAGACTGGTCAAATGGTTACTTCATCTTTAGTACTTCCTGAGATAACAGACCCCCAAAAACGGATTGCTGCCGTGACGTACTTTCGGAGAGCGACTTGTCAATCACTTTTGAGTTTACAGGCAATCGATGACGACGGAAACACGGCTACCGAAGCTATTAAAACACAAAAGCCATCTATTACAGATGAGCGTTTAAAAGGTGCTATCACTTCTATACTGTCAGGTAACTACTCAGTAGACCAGTTAAAGGGACAATTTCAATTAACTCAGGCGCAGTTAAACTACTTAAACTCGGAACTATGAATCCAAAGGAAAAAGCAATAGACCTATTCAATAAATACTTTGACTTAGT